GCAAGTGCAGGTTACGAAGACAAATCAGGTTCAGTTACATTTAATAAAGGTGAACTTGCTAAGTTTGACGCACAGATAAGAATGGCACAAGGTAGTTTGGCTAAGGCCGCTCCTGTTTTAAATGAAATGTCAAAGACTTCACAAGACGCATTGTCAGTTGGTTACAAATTAAAAACATTCTTTAACTTTGTTCTTAGAACTACAACAGGTGATATGGGTAGAGTAAAAGCCTTACAAGACCAGTTTACATCATACTATGAGAATATGTTACAGGCAGAGATAGACGCCAAGAAAACAGATAAAGGTAAAGAGAAATATATCAAAGCAAAAAAAGAAGGTATGGACTTCATCAATAGAAATAGAAGTGCCATATATTTTGCAATCGCAAGTCATATTACATTAGGTATTGCAAAGAATACTTTAGTAAATAAGTTAGCACAGATACAACAGATTGGCCACTTCTTACGTGACGGAAATGGTTTCAAAGTAACAGCACCTGAGGGTTATGTTGCAGTTGATAGAGTTGCTGGTGCAGTTAAACTTGTAGACAGATTAGAATTTAGTAGACAAAACTTTATTATGCCGAAAGGTTGGAATTAATGCAAACATTTAAACAATTTTTCTTTGAAGCAATCAACGGACCTAAAATCATTTTGATTGGAGGACCAGGTTCAGGTAAGTCAACTTACTCAGAGATTATTAAAAAGGAATTGAATATTCCACATATCTACACAGGTGAAATGTTGAGAGCAATATCAAAACAGAACACAGATGATGGTAGAACTGTAAAGAAATTATTAGACCAAGGTAAGTTTGCACCAACACCTTTAACAATTAAGATTGTAAAACAAAGACTAGAAAAACCAGACGCACAAAAAGGTTATATCTTTGATGGATTTCCACGTTCTGTTGAACAAGCAGAGATGATGGCAGACCAAGGTATTGAATATGATTACGTTGTTAACCTTGTAGTAAGTGAAGAAGAAATTATTAAAAGACTTACTGCTAGAGGTAGAGAAGACGATACACCAGAAATTATTAAAAAAAGATTAGCTACTTACGAAAAAGAAACTAGACCACTGTTAACTTATTATAAGAGTGAGATAATTAATATCAAAGCAGAAGGTGGCAAACCAGAGGATATAGCGAAGGCTATAATTGCAAAAGTAAAATGAAAACATTTGACGACATAAGATTTCAGGAACTTAAAGAAGGTCTATATGACCAAGGTATCTTTAAGGCATTCTTTCTAGCAGGTGGTCCTGGTTCAGGTAAAACATTTGTTACCGGCAATGCATTTGGTGGAACTGGTCTTAGACAAATAAATTCAGACGCAGCCTTTGAACGTGCAATTAAAAAGGCAGGTCTATCTCTTAAAATGCCAGACAGTGAAGAAGAGGCAAGAGATATGATACGTACTAGAGCAAAAGCATTAACAGGCACAATGATGGACATGTCTATCAAAGGCAGATTAGGTTTAGTTATTGATGGTACAGGCAGAGACTACGATAAGATTTCAGCACAGATGAGAATGTTAAAAGAACTTGGTTATGATTGTTCAATGATATTTGTTAACACTTCATTAGAGGTTGCATTAGAAAGAAACGCAAAAAGACCTAGGTCTGTTCCAGAATACATTGTAAATAAGAGTTGGACAGCAGTACAATCAAACATAGGTAAGTTTCAAAATTTATTTGGTATGAGTAACATGATTATCATTGACAACAATCAATCAGACAAAGAACTGGTTACAATAACTCTTAATAAGGTTTCTAAAGCAGTTAGACAACTAGTAACAAAACCAATTCAATCTTATACAGCAAAAAGATGGATGGCTTCAGAACGTAAGGCAAGAAGAAGATGAGATTTTTAAAATTTTTAAAAGAAAGTATCATTGATATACCTAGAAGAACATATGCACCAGCAGTGTTTGATGACGCCGATACTTCTAATCCTAAAATCAAACCATCTGTTAAAAAACAGATAGACGCCCAACTCAAAGAGTTTGAGGCAGATTACCCTATTATTAAAACAGGTCTAATAGGTTCTATTCTTACACATAGATATAGAAATGACGCAGACTTAGATATCAATATTCTATTTGATGTGCCTGCTGATAAGCAAGATGAAGAAAGAACTAGACTTAGTAAAAAGTATTTGTCGGTTTCAAACCCCGATAATATTCAAGGTAAATTAATACCTGGAACAAAACACCCTATAAACTTTTATTTTATTACGGACAAGAAATCATATGATGACCAAGAGAAGAAGGCTGATGCCGTCTTTGATATGGAAACGAACAAGTTTATAAAAAGACCAGAAGACTTTAAATTTGACATGAACTTATACTTGAAAGGTTTTCAAAAGAAAGTACAACAGTTTGATATGGAAAAAGGTGAACTGAAAAGAGACATTATAGATTATGATGAACTAAAAGAGCTTAAACCAAATGAGATTTTAAATCTACAAGACAAAATCAATTCTAAGTTAGAAGAAATTGAAGGTGATTTAGAACGAATTAAAGATATCGGAGATGTGGTAGACGTTGAAAGACGTAGTGCATTTGACAAAGACATGACACCAGATGAGATTAAAACATTTGGAATTAAAAATAGACTCCCTAAAAATGTTGTGTACAAGTTACTTGAAAAATACCACTATTTAAAGTTTTACAAAAAGTGTAAAGCAATATTAGATGATGGCGAAGTAACAGACGCCGAAATAAAAAGTCTAAAGAACGAGGCCATTGGCAAATCAATTACATTTGCCTTTGGTCGGTTCAATCCACCTACAACAGGACATGAAAAGTTAATCAATAAGATTAAGTCAGTGTCTAATGGTGATTACAAAGTGTATCTAAGTAGAAGTGAAGACCCTAAAAAGAATCCACTTTCTCCTAAAAAGAAATTAGAATACATGAAGAAAATGTTTCCGTCACATGCGAGAAACATAGAGATAAACCAGACTAACATGGTCTTGGACATTGCAACACTACTTTCTAAAAAAGGTTATACTGATTTAAAAATGGTTGCAGGTTCAGATAGAGTTAGAGAATTTGATACTATACTAAAGAAATATAACGGTGTTCAAAGTAGACATGGTAAGTATGACTTTAATAGTATAGAAGTAGTATCGGCAGGTGAACGAGACCCGGATGCCGAAGGTGCAACAGGAATGTCAGCAAGTAAAATGCGAGACGCAGTTGCCAAGAACGATATTAATTCATTTAAAAGAGGCCTTCCATCAGGATTTAATGATGTACAAGGTCTGTTCAATGACATTAGAAAAGGTATGAACTTAACATTAGAACATAATGAAAGAAAGATACCAAGTCTAGTAGAGTTTGAACAACAACAAATAAGAGACCTGTATGTTAGAGATATGATATTTAATATCGGAGACAAGGTCAACTATGTTACAGAAGACATAGAAGGTAAAGTTGTACGTAGAGGTACAAACTATATCGTAATAGAAAACAATAACAATTTAACCAAGGCGTGGATTTGGAACTGTGTTCCAGTGTCCTCAGATAAAGATGTAGCTCTAAGAGAGTTTAACTTAAATGTAGATTATGGATTTAAGGCAGTATCAGAGGTCAAAGAACCAGAAGTTAAGCAAAAACTCACAGATTCGTTGAAGAAGAAAGCCTTTGGTGCTTTACGAAGAGAGTTAAATATGAAACAAGATGAGAACGAGAGTTATGAAATTGGTGCCGATTATGCCAATCACACAAAAGAAATTACACCAGGTGAAACACCAAGTGCTAAGCCTGTAGACGCAAAAGAACGTGGAAAACCTACAGATAACGTAGATAAAGAAGATGTAAAAGAATGGGCAAATGAAGCATCCACAATAGATAAATATAAGCAAAGATATAATGAAGCATGGAAAGAAAGACTTTCCGAAGTGGTTAAGAAAATGATGGAGAACTTATAATGTTGATTAGTTTTGGTGATTACGCAGACAAGATTACAAAGTCTGTTCACTATCATGTAGAGAATAATATACCACTTTCTGAGAACATTTACCGTGTTCACAGTGAAGAATTTTACGCCTTGTTTAGAGAAGCAAGAGAGATGTTTAATGAAGGACTATTGACTGAGTTATCAGAATTTGATAGAACTTTATTAGAGACAGACATTGGTGAGATGGCAGAGTATGAGGGTATGAAAGTACCACTAGACTGTCCTATACAAGAAGAAGATGAGAAAAAGGATCCAGTTTTAAATAAACCAAAACGTGGTGGTCCTAAAAAGTTTTATGTATTTGTCCGAGATGGTGACAAGATTAAGAAAGTCACATGGGGAGATACAACTGGATTAACTGTGAAGTTAAATAATCCAGAAGCGAGAAAAAGTTTTGCTGCTAGGCATAAATGCTCACAGCAGAAAGATAAAACAAGTGCAGCTTATTGGGCTTGCAATCTACCTAGATACGCAAAGAGTATGGGTATGTCAGGTGGTGGAAACTTTTATTGGTAATGTTACCNTTTACTCAAAAGNTANATGGTNNTGNNATGCAGAGAGTCTTCCAAGANGATTGTAACGAAGACGATTTAGTGTGGCATAAAGACAAGATGACCAGAGATGTTAAAGTAATCGCTGGTGTAGATTGGAAGTTTCAACATGATAACGACCTACCTTTTGTAATGAAACGAGGCATGAAATTTAGAATAGAAAAGGAATCTTTTCATAGAATTCTAAAAGGTAGTGGAAGATTAATTTTAGAAATAAGGGAAACATAAAATGGGCAAATATAGAACAACAATGGCAAATATCTTAAATGGTATGGCAGAAAAAGAACAAACAAATTTAGAACAACTAACTGGCGAAACCATTAGTGACCTTATGGAAAACTATAATCAAAGAAGTTACAAAGATGGACCTGGTTCACTTGATGGAGCTTTTACTTCTCAACAGTTACAAAAATTAAAAGGTGTATGGGCAAACAAAACTACAAAAGATGTTACACCAACACTTATGAAAATGATTAAAGGTTGGGATACTACAACTAAACATGCAGTAGCACAAGCAAACATTAATGTCATCTCTAAAATTACAGCAAAAGAAGAAGTAGAGTTTACTGAATCTATTGAAGAGGGTCGTATGAAAGATATTCATACTATGGATTCAGAAGGCAAATCTGCTGATGAAATTGCAAAAGTATTAGGTATTAAAACAAGTATCGTTAAAGGTATTCTTGGTGAAGACTTAGACGAAACAGTTATGATGGACGAAAAGTTTTCTGCTGACCAAATTGCTAGACTTAAAAAGTCCTATTCAGTAATGAAAGGCAAAAGAATTTCAATAGACAATGCTAATAAGTTATCAGCAATGTTTAAAACTATTCCAGATGATGGTCTAGTTGATATATTCAAGGCAGATATTCCTTTCTTATCAGTTATGGCAATGACCAAAATGATACAGAAGAATATTCCTAGACCAGCGGGTGTTAAACTATCTTTAGAAGCGGCTGATATTCCTAAAAAGAATGTTAAAGACGTAGAGAATGTTGACCAAGGTGGAGATATACAAGACGCAAAACCAGAAGTAGTTAAGAAAGACAAGTCTGCTGTTGTAGAAACAGAAGGTGATGGAGACGTTGCAAAGAAAGACGCAGAGATAGTTTTACTTAAAAAGAAAATGGAAACTGAGAAGGCAAAAGCAGTACAGAAGATGACTCAGAAACAAGTTAATCCTGAAACTGGCGAACCTTTACTACAAATTGGTGTTGCATACAAAGCTCTTAGAGACAAGATGAAGAAAGAAGAGATTGAAGAAGAGTTACAAATTACAGAAGGTAAAATTGACGCAAAGAAATTTGATACTTTAAAAAAAGGTGATACAATGACTATCACTTATAATTCAATGATGTCTGGTACTACTGTTAAGAAATTTGTAGTTAAGAACAAGACAAGAAGTGCAAAGTACAATACAGATAAAGTCAAATTAGAAATTGATGGTATGCCAGGAAGAAGTCCTTTCTATCTATANAAAAGAAAAGANGGTTCCGTATCATTCGCTCAAGGCGATATGGCAGCTACAGTAGTTGCAGTTAAAGAAGACACTTCAAAGTTTACTTCACAACAAATTAAAATGGCATATGGTGTTGCTAATGACAAACGATACAAAGGTGGTAATTATTCAGGTGCTGTAGCAGCAATTGAAAAGATTGCAAAAGGTTTATCATTACATCCAGATGTTCAGAACGTTCTAAAAAGAACTAACGAAGATACAATTGTAGAGTTTAAAAAGATGACAGTATCTTTTCCGACACACGATAAGATGTCTAAAGCCTCTACAGACTTAGCTAAAAAAGGTTTCACAATTACGGGTAACCAAAAGGCTTTAAAAGTAGATGGCAATGGTGCAGACTTAAACAAGTATGCTACTGATATGAAAAATTACTACGGAGCAACAGTTGTTGCAGAAACAAACGAGGGCGCTGCCAGCTTGGTAGATTCAATCATTAAAAAGAAAATGGGAAAAAACTAAAATGAGTTATTTAAACAAAAAACCAGGTAGCATTGAAGAGTTAATTGCTAATCAACAATCAACATATTCTGAGAATAGTTACCAAGATAAATTCAAAAAAGAATTAGAAAAAACAGGCAGAGGCATTGGTTCAATGACACCTAAAGAAAAATCAGATTTCTTTAATAAGATTGACAAAATGCACAAGGCTAAAAACGAAACTTATATGGCTGCTTCTAAAGCGAATTATAAAAAAGAAGAAGACGCTTACGATAAAGATGATGAGAAACCTAAGACAAAACCTAAAAAATTAAAGGCTTCTTACGGTGAAGAGAAAGAAGTACCAAAAGGTTCTCACAAAATGCCTGATGGAACTATTATGAAAGATAGTGAACATAAAAAAGAAGTTAAAGAAGCTGACGATGGTGATAAAAGAGATGATGACCCTTGTTGGAAAGGTTACAAAATGGTTGGTATGAAAAACAAAGGTGGTAAAGAAGTACCAAATTGTGTACCAATGAGTAGCGAAGAATTAGAACAGGCTGGTATTGAACTTAGTGAAGTCAAACAAATGCCCGAATCATGTGGAGATTGTGGTCTTGGTGATGACAAATGTAAATGTGAAAAAGAGAACAAAGAGAGTACAATGACAGGCAAAAAAGAGACTGAAATTGTTACTGAACCAAAAATTAATTATAATAAGTAATCTTTTTACTTGCCAAAAGGTATTAAATAGTGTATACTATACCTATAATAAAGAATTAAAAAGGATTACACACTATGAATAAACTACCTAAAATATATTGCGACATGGACGGCGTTCTTGTTGACTTTGAAAAGAACATTGAGAAATACACAGGCGTTTCTATTAATCAATGGGCTAAGATACCTATTGCCACTAGGTGGGAAAAGGTTATCGCAAACAAAAGATTTTGGCATGACGCACCTTGGCATTCCGAAGGCATAAAACTTTGGAACTTCATTAAGAAATATGACGTACATATCCTGTCTGCTTACGTAGAACATGGAAATGACCCTAACTGTATACCTGGTAAAACACATTGGGTTAAATCAAAGTTAGGTCTACAACAAAACAAAATCAATCTAGTTAGAAGAAAAGATAAGCAGAACTATGCTAATGCAACCTCTATACTAATTGACGACTATAAAAAGAATACAGACGACTTCACAAGAAAAGGTGGTATCGGTATTCAATTCACTTCAGCCTCAGTAGTTATATCAAAACTTAAAAAACTAGGTTTCTAATCATTCCTCCTTATAAATAGTGGTACTATATTAAGAATTGAGTACCTATTAACTATTAAAGGGAGAGAATAATATGTCATCACATACTAGCGCAGACGCCTCAGGCGGAGCACCATTATGGGCTCTAATGAGTGTAAAAGTAGCACCAGTAGCCGGAAGTATAGCCGCATTGTTTGAAAATGCAAGTGCAAATGCTTACGTAACTGGTCAAACTATTGGATTATTTAATTATGCAGACGCAGAAGTACCAGCAGGTGCCGGTCATGCAGGTTGGAATCTTAAAGTAACTGGTTCTGGCGGAAGAGCCGGCAGAGTACAGTACGAAACTTTAGTTGCATTAACAAACGCAGCTTAATAAAACTTTTAGAGGCGGCTTAGAAATAGGTCGCCTTTACTTGTATAAATAACTATATGAACAAAGTGATGTAGGAAATACCTACAGTAGCATTCCCGAAAGGGTTAACAGGAGAAAATAAATGGCAGACAAAAAAGTAACACAGCTTACAGACTTAGGTGATGGTATCGCCTCAGCAGACTTGTTCCACGTAATTGACGACCCAACTGGAACACCAATCAATAAAAAAATTAGTGCAGAAGATGTATTCAATAACATTCCTACGTGGATTGGTATGAAGGCGGCTTCACAAGCGCTAACAACTGACGGTTCAACTTCACAAGCCGCTAATATTACAAGTCCAATTACAGAAGTAAATGCTACGGCAGCTGGCGGACCAATAACATTAGCTGACGGGGCTGACGGTCAAATAAAATCTATTATTAATGTATCAACATCTGGTACATCTACAGTAACAATAACACCAACTAATTTAAGAGGACATACAAACGTTCTTCTAAATGCACCTGGTGAAACAGTAACATTAATGTTTAAGAATTCAAACTGGAACATTATGTCTGGACATGGTTACGCAGTAAGTTAATAACTATATTTAAAATTGAGGTAATATTATGGGTATAAAAACAGACGTTCTACGAGGTGAAAAGGCGTTAATAGTACGAGAGTACGAGGCATTAAAAAAGAGTTTTGAGGATGTGACTAAGAACTTAGAGACCATGAAGAATAATTTAAACGCATTACATGGAGCAATCCAATGGTCAAATAAGTTAATTAGAATTGCAGAAGAATCCGACCAGACTGTTGTAACGCCAATGACTAAAACCAAAGGCAAAAAGAAAAATGAAAAACTTTAAAAACTTTGTAAAAGAAGAAAACTTAAAAGACTTTGATGAGGATTGCTTAGCATCCAAAGATGGTAAGTATAAAGAAAAAAATTCTGATGTCAAGGAAGAAACAAACGAGGAAAAAAATGAAAACATTTAAACAACACATTACTGAGAAAGTTGATGGTGTTGGAACTACAAATCTTGACCATTCGGTTGATGGTGGTTTTAACCTACACGACCCTCAAATAATGGAGAGAGTAAATGCTTTTGTTGGTGCTATTGCTAATCAGGAATATATGAATCCTAAAGCTGCAATGGAACAACTTCAAAGCAAACTAACAACAATTGGTTTATCTTTTGATATGCCAGAAGTGGTAGAAGGCAAAGCAAGTGCTACTATCTCACAACATGGTGGAAGATTTGGTAAAGACCTAGATGGTTCTGATATAAATGATGATGGTATTTCACATAGAAAAGAGGGCGGTTTGAAAGTTGAATTTTCATGCGAAACTCTACAGAACGGAACATCTAAGGTCTACGCTAAGTTAGTGTAGATAATATGTTCAATGAAATAACCAAGAATAACTGGTTGTTATTCGCACAACAAAATTATGATAACCCTACACTTGAAAAGGATGTGGAGTTTTATGAGGATATTAAACGATTTAAATATCTAAAGAGGTTATTTCGTAAGTACAAGATAACAGGTGATATAAAATTAAGATTGGTAGTTAATCATATTATTGTATTACAAAATGTATTTGGTGCTGATGTTGTAATGACTTTGTTATTATTTAAGATTGATAAGGAACATTGGCCAATACTAAAGACGGTTACAAACTATCTTGGTTATCTGTATACACATGAATTAAAAGATACACATATTGATTTGTATATAACTAAGAGGTTAAAGGAACTATAATGGCACAAACAATAGACTTGCTGATTACTTACAGAGTGGTTAAAATGCTTGTAACTCCATGGGAGAAACAGGACGCATTTAAATTAGGTATCATTGACAAAAAAGGCAATGTACTTATACCTCATAAGAAAATCAGACAAGGTAATTCTCCTAAAATGAAGAAAGCATACACTGTCTTACACAGGTTTGTTTTCAATCTTAAACGTATCTTACAAAAGGTAGGTTTAGGTAGCAGATTAGGTTCGTTTGCTGTCGCTTTAGCACTATTGATTAAAGAAGATAAGTCATATGCAAAACATCAAAAACTTATTGAATCAACTATTGTTAAACATTTAAAAGAAAACAAACTGTACGAAGAACTATTAGAAGAGTCACGTACAATTCCTGAAATTAATGAAGAGGCAATCGGTACCTATTTTGGTATAGATGTCTTTGAACAAAAGGGACAACTAGTATCGGAGTATGAATATGCCAAAGCATTATAAAGACATGATTGATGAGTTAATCAACAAGATTGAAGAAGACGGAGAAGGAGCACCAACCAATGCAGTAGCACACGGTGGTGTTGACATGAATCCTAATGGTAAGAAAACTGTATTAGGTAAAATGAAAAAAAGAATTAAAGAGAGTGACGATAACAACAACGTTACTTTACGCAGTGTATTAAATACCATTGATAAATTAGATGAAGCAATAGATAAGAAGTCTGGTGTTTTTAGAGAAGAAATTACATTAGTAGAACCAGAAATCAAAAAGACCTTTGTAGAAAAATTTAAAGTATGAAAACATTAAAAGAATATATGGGTATGGCAGGTGTCGGTACACCATTTGATTCATTACAACCAATGGCTAGTATGGGAGACCATCCACCTAAAACGGCTCAAAGAAAAAGAGGTGCAATTGTAGCAAGTACAAACGTACCAGGTCCAGCAGGTGGTAGTACAGGTGCACCAATATCATCAACTAAGAATACACCTTTACATAAACACATGGTAAAGTCAGGATATTTAAAAAAATAGGAGTAATATGGAAATAGTAATCGCATTAGCACTTAAATTTTGGCAGTGGTCAGTTTTAATTGCTTTAATATTATTAGGTTTTGTTATCAATTCATTTGATAAATTAAAAGGAAACAAAATAGGTTTCAAGTATAAAGACCTACCACACATGCAACCAGTAACAATACCTACTAAAGGTAAAGGTTTTTGGAGTGCAATTCTTATGTGGTTATTAGGCACTAGAAAGTGGACTATCGTAAAAGACTTTGAATACACTTTAAATGGTAAGCAATATGTAATTCATAAAGGGTTTGAATTTGATGGAGCTTCTGTTCCTAAATTCTTAGCAACGTTCTTATCGCCAGTTGGGGTACTATTAATGGGTGGATTAGTCCACGATTGGGCATATAAGTATGCAAGTTTACAACCAAAGGTGGCAAGTCAACCTCTATTGGTTCTGGACCAAAAAGGTGCAGACAAAATCTTTAGAGATATCAATATAGAAGTAAATGGTTTCAGGTTCTTATCTTACCTTGCCTATTGGGCGTTAAGAGTAGGTGGATTTATGGCATGGAACGGACACAGAAAGAGAGATAAGTAATATGTTTTTAACAATTGGACTATTAATCGGTTTTATATTAGGATGGTATGTCAACGAGAAGTTTGAAGACTTAGTGGCAGTTTCATCTAAATTAAAATTCTGGAAATAAATTATGTTTGGAACGGCTAAACTAGTAATGGTTGGTTTGATGGTAACATCTTTAGCAGGTGGTGTCGCTTACATGTATAAACTGAAAGCTGATAACGCAATACTAAAAGAGAACGCAATCAAACTAGAAGAGGCCGTTTCATCACAACAAGCGGTGATACAACAGCAGACAAA